CCTACCCCCCACCCCCGGGCCCTACCCCTCTTGTGTGTTTGGTAGCGGGTCCCATACGGTTCCCCCCGTTGCATTTGCATTGCAAACGAGCTGCACTTGCATTGCAATTGCATTGCACTTGCACGGTCCAAGAGGCGAAAACCCCATTTGAAGGGCCTGGAACGGGGTTGTAGGCTTTTGGAGCTGGGGCGTCCGAAGAGCGTGCGAGTTCTCGTCTCCCTATACTGACCTGACCTTGACCACTAACACGGGCCTTGCCCCTGGTCCGGGGCGCTCCAGCACCTCCCTTGCTTGGCCTCGGGGTCTGGTGGGAGTGTGAGTTGTGTAAGTGAGCGTGCTTCTAGGGCCCTGGAAGGGGGTTGCCTAGATTTCTGGCGGTTAGTGCTTTTGACGCCCCCCCGGCTCGCGTGGTAAGGGTAGCAGGCAACAACGGGGAGTTTCTGCTGCGAGTGACTTCGTTTGCCGTGTCTTGTGTGGCTTCAGGCAGCAGAGGGGGGTGTCGCGGGGGCGACACCGTGAGTTCCTTCGGAACTCATTTTTGGGGCTCCGCGAGGGTGTGCTCTACAGCTCGTTGAAGGCCCAGACGATGAGTCGGCCTTCTCCGGTGAGAGTGAGGTGACCTTGTTCGGCGGAGAGGTCGCGGAAGTCAGCGACCCAGTCGCGGGCGATCCAGGCGGCGACGACGGATCGAGGGATGATGCCGTTAGGGCCGTCGTAGAGGTTTGGGTTTTGCCGCTCGCGCAGGTCGTAGTGCAAAGCGTATTCGATGGGAAGGCCCGACCAGGCTTCAGAGAGCCGGGTCATGAGGACTGCGGTGATGTCCTTGCTTGGCTGGACCATCGAGTGAGAGGGCATTTAGGGGGGTCAGAAACCCACCCAAACCACCCGGGCACCCTAGCATGTGATTTGGCGATCTGGCAATCTGGGGGCATGAAGATCGACCCGAACGGTCCTCGTCCGCGCAAGGCTGTGCATCGTCGAGCTTGGCTGCGTGCTAGGGCAGAGATGCTGAAGCAGGAGGCTATGGCTGCGAAGGTGCAGGCAGAGGCTCTGGAGCAGCAGGCGGAGCGGATTGAGGCTCAGGTGGCGGAAGAGGAGGCGACTCCTCGTGACATGCGCCTGGAGGAAGAGGCGCCGGAAGGGACTCTGTTTGAGGCCCCGTGGCCGGAGGAGTAGTGTGGGCGCTGCGGAGAAGCTGACGCCGGGGAAGGCCTGGGCGCAGTTGCAGAAGAACGGATTGCAGGTGACCAAGCCCGGCAAGCGAGGCCCGTCGCTCATCACGGCGCTCAAGAGGTATCTGGCGGACAACCCGGAGTACCTAGAGCAGATCGTGATGGGGATGGTCCACAAGGCCCGTATGGGCGACCACAAGGTGCTTGAGATGATCTGGGACCGTATCGACGGTGCTGTCGTGAAGAAGGCTCAGATCGAGACGGAGCACCATGTGAAGCGTTACGGGTTTGCGGAGCCTCGGCTGGTGGAGCCTGAGGTGCTTGAGATCGAGGGTCCTGAGGAGGACGAGTCGTGATCCCGCTGGCGGGTTACCAGACGCTGCTGGCGGGGGTCCAAGGGGGCTACCTGCCGCGTGGTAAGTCGCTGAAGGAGCTGATGGGGATTGCCCTCGGGCAGTTCGAGCAGGACAAGCAGGAGTTCGCGCAGGAGCAGCGGGCCACGGGCGAGGCTGGTGAGGTGAGCTACGCCTATACCGACCCCTTCTTCGAGGAGACGGACATCGAGGAGGAGGAGGAGACGGCTGTGGATCAGCCCGGCTTCGCACCTCGTCTGCCTGGAATGCGCGGGATCATGGCGCAGTTCAACGCTGCGGGCTTGGGCGCCCCGCCCACCGACAATGCACCGTCCGAGTTTGAGACTTGGATGGCAACTAAGTACGGCGGTCAGTCCGCCTGAGAGAGAGGAGAGACCATGCCGAAAGTCGGAAGCAAGAAGTTCCCCTACACCGCCGCTGGGATGAAGGCCGCCAAGAAGGCGTCCAAGAAGACCGGCAAGAAGGTCATGGGCATGTCCTCCGGGGCTGCCCGTGGCACCGCTGCCCGCCGTAAGAAGGCGTCCAAGGCGGCCCGCGTGCGCGGTGCCCGCATGGGCTACGGTCGCTGATGCCCCAGCTTGCGGTAGCGCACACACCATTTGCTCGGCAAGTGGTGACTCAGCCTGTGGTGGTGGGAATCACCCGGCACAGCATCGGGCGGCGCGTCGTCCGTCACGGCGTGGTCAACGCTTTGGTGGTGGCTGGAGAGAAGCACCGCCTAGAGACCCGCACGGCCAGCGCGCTTTCCGTATCCCAGGCGACCCCGGAGCCCACCCTCCGAGTAAGCCAGCCGCAGGTGTCTGGAAACATGGCGGCCAGCGATGTGTCGCGCGGCCTTGTGCAGAGCGCCACAGCGGTTTCCGCGCCCCCGATAAGTGGTGGCCCTGCTCGTCATACCCTTGGGGGGGAGGGCGCGTAGGGCCGCCACACCTTCTGCTATGGACATCCAAGAAGTCACCGAAGGCAATGATGTGTGGTTCGTGGCGCGCCTGCTGCGCCCCGACAATGTGATCCTGAGCCGGGACGCGATTGCGGGCTCTGGCGGGTCCAACACCGACGCCTTTCAGGTCCGCGTCTACGATGTGACGAAGGACTCGCTGGGGACCGGGGCGAATGGGCGGCAGGTCCACACCGAAGATGTCGCGGATGACTCGCTGACGAGCATCCTGCTGACCGCGACGACCTCTGCCTCTCTGACGAACGATGGATATTGGAATGGTGTGGATGATGTCGGCTACAACTTCATCTACCAGCTTGCCTTCGACTCCTCCAAGTACGAGGCGGGTCACCGCTACGCGGCTGAGTTTGCGTTTGAGACAACGAGCTACGGCACGATTCGCTGGGCTCAGGCGTTCTATGTGAGGTCTCTGCTCTCGACATGAGCGAGTCGGGCGAGGTTGTCCATGAGTACACGCCCTTCGGGGCGGCGCGTGAGCTTTGGTCGCTCATGCCGAACGAGCTATTGCTCGAAGGGCCTGCGGGTACTGGTAAGTCCAGGGCGCTGCTGGAGTGGATCAACTACCTCTGCGAGCGGTACGCGGGCATCCGCGTGCTGATGCTGCGCCAGACGCGGGAGTCGCTGACGGAATCGGTGCTGGTCGAGTGGGAAAACGAGGTCTTGTGGCCTGGGCACCCGGCGATCCACGGCACAGCGGGCCGGAACACGCGGCAGAACTACCACTACCCCAACGGCTCGCATGTCGTTGTGGGCGGTCTGGACAAGCCCGCTAAGACTTTCTCGACGCAGTACGATGTGATCTGCGTCTTTGAGGCCCGCGAGATCACGGCGGACACTTGGGAATGGCTCGCTCGCGCGAACCGTAACTTCAAGATGCCGTGGCAGATGCGGATTGCGGACACCAACCCCGCAGGCGAGTTCCATTGGCTGAACACTCACTTCCCTCAAGGGTTCCGGGAGGTGCCGGAGAGGCACCGCTGCGACAAGCGGATCCGGCTACTGTCTCGGCACGAAGACAACCCGGCGTACTTCGATCACAAGAAGGGCACTTGGACCAAGAATGGCGAGTCATATGTGCTCGGCATCCTGGCAAAGTTGACCGGAGCGCGTCGCGCGAACTTGTACGAGGGCAAGTGGGCGAGCGAGGAGGGCATCATCTTCGAGGAATGGGACCCGGCGGTCCACATGATCGACCCCGAGGATATGCCGGAGCCCAAGTGGTACTTTGGAGCCTACGATAAAGGTCTGAGGCACCCCGGCTGCTTCCAAGTATGGGCGGTGAACGACGACCGCATGTATCGGGTGCTGGAGATCTACAAGACCGGCGAGACCAGCGACTGGTGGGCAGAGCAGGTCATGGTGGCGAACGAGGACTACCCGCTGTCCGCGCTCGTTTGCGACCCGAGTGAGCCGGAGTACATCAAGATCTTCAACGACCGGCTGGGATCTGCGCGTGGCCGCGACGGCAACCGCATCGCCCGGAAGGCGAAGAACCCCATCAAGACCGGCATCGACATGGTGCGGTGGGGTTTGAGCAAGGTCGATCACGGCCCGCGCATCTACATCGTGCGTGGAAGCGCGATTGTGCAGGACAAGGCGCGTCTCGACGCGAAGAAGCCGACCTGCTTAGAGGAAGAGATCCCGAGCTTTGTGTGGGCGCGCAGTCGTGACGGCGCCCCGGTGAAGGAGCGCCCCGATCCGACCTGCTCCGATCACGCGATGGACTGCCTGCGATACGCGGCGATGTTCATGTGGAACCGTGACATGAGCATGGAGATCCACATCCCCGAATACCCCGAAGGAAGCCTTGGCGACATGCTGGGCCACGCCGAGGTCCACCTAGAGGCTTATAGCTGATGCTGAACACCAATCCGTCCAACCTCATGGCCGAGATCGACGCGGCTATCGCGTTCCGCGATCAGCACCTCGAAGGCTATGAGGAGAAGGTCGCCCGCTACCACGGGCCGTTCTACAACCGTCGTGGTGACTTCACGGCGGAGTACAGCCCGGAGAACACCTACTACGAGTACATCTCGTTGATGGTGCCCCGGCTGGTGTACGACAACCCGCGCGTACAGGTGCAGACGCGGCGCCCCGGCGCGCAGAGGGATGTGGCGATTGCGCTACGCCACGGCCTCAACCGCTGGGCGCGGGACTTCCAGTTGCGGAAGGTTCTGACCGAGCTTGCCACCGACATGCTGCTGGGCTTCGGCGTGTGCCTTGTGCGGCCTGACCACCGCAAAGGCCAGGAGATGCCGCCGAGCACGGACAGCCCCACGGCTACCGGTGACACGGCGTGGCCGACTTGCGAGCGTATTGCGCCGCGCCGGTTCTTCATGGACCCGCAGGCCGAGCGGTGGGAGGACTGCCGCTTCTACGGCCATATGTGGCGCATCGACAAGGACGACCTCGAAGACCTTGCGCGCTCCGGTAAGGACCAAGGCTGGAACCTTGAGGCCATTGAGGAACTGAACTCCAGCCAGAACCCGAACCAGAAGTACGGCTACGGCCACAAGGGCGGGCCTGACCGGGACGAGATCTATTGCTACGAGATCTTTGTCCCTGAGATCAAGCTGGACGACGCACCGAGCGAGAAGGCTGGGTTCCACGGCGCGATCTACACGATTGGCTGTAACCAGCCCCTGGGCAGCGCGGACGACGACGCGAAGGCGTCCCTGATCCGC